AACAGTAGATAGTCACACTGACGCATAATATTGTAACAGGAAAGCGAGCCCAAGGATGAGTGACAGCCAAGTCAACGAGGACAGAGTAGTCGAACTGCTGGCCCAATCATTGCGACTGGATGAGGCGAGCGTATGGCTACAGGTCAGCAGTAAGCGGGTCTGGCGGGAACTGCGACTTGAACTCGCCGGGACATCCAAGGCATTTCGCCGTGATCTGTGGGAAAAACGCATCAAGAAACTCGTCGAGGCCAAGTACAAGGCGCTCCCGGACGCACTGGATATGTACTATCGGCCCGGAACGTATGCCAAAAGCGGTAAGGCCAGGCACGGGCAGGCCCGCTGGAGCCTGAACGTCACTCGAGTCAAAAGCCGGTTCGTGAATCTCTACCGACAGCATGACTACCAGCGTAAGCGCAGAGAGGCATCGCAAAAGCCCGAACATGGCACGGCCCCTGACTATCGCAAGGTGGAAATATCTATCAAGACGAGCATGGGCGGCTGGGATGAGGACGGGCTACTCGCTGGCCTTAGCAATTTACTGAGCCGGGTTCCGGCAGATGTACTGGACCCGATACTACAACGGGCCCGCGCACGGGTTAGAAAGGCGGTGGCGTGATGACCTATTTACGGGTTGGTGTTGGTTTCATGAATGGGCTTGGGTGGGTGCTGCTGGGTACAATCGTGTGCGGTGTTCTTGCCGCAATATGCGGAGCCATTCAAAGCAAGGAGTTTCGTGAGGATTTGTTGGCTGTCAACAGAACGGGCTTTGACCGGGCTTCAGAGATATTCCTTGAACTGGGTATATTGGGCTTTATCACACTCGGTGTTGGTGGGTTGATAATGGTTGCGGTTGCTATGATCAGATACAGTTAAGAAGGCGGTGGCGTGATGGAACGTGATACACTACTGGCGTGTCTGGCTGCTTTGATGGCGGTTATTGCTATTATCGCTCAGTTGTGTACCCTCTGGAACAGGAAGAAGGCCGACGAAGCGTGGGAGAAAGTGGAGATCGCACTTGAAGCGGTGTCCAAGGTAAACCAAAAGTAAGGGGAAGCTATGACAGACGAAGAAGCTCGAAAACTTGATGTGACATGCCTGGCGAGGCCGCAGGCCGGGCCGGACGGGGCCAAGGGCGTTTTGCTCCTTGCTCTTACCGTAGTCCGGGCGACGAACTGGGTTTCGGAGGCCGAGCTGGCGGGGAATCCGACAGCGGGGACGATTCTGGTATCGAGGCTTACCGGGTTGGTTGACGCGGTGACTTCGTTCGTGTTCTCGTCCGTTCGATCCAAGCTGGACGCGATACTGGCGGCTAAGGATCTGGCCGAGGTCAAGGAACTGGCAGCGGCCGCGGTCGCCCTGACGTACCCGGAGAGCCAGCTTCACCTGGAGCAGAACAACGAGATTTTCAAGACCTACATCGGAGGCGAGTATGCCAAGGGTGACGAAAAAGATAGTTCTGGTGAAGGAGGAGCCGACTCCCCCGCCGCCGGAACCGATTAAGCCCCCGGACAAGTTTACAAGCCGGGACGAGTTTGAGGCTTTCGCGTTCGCGAGGATGGCACGGCTCAGCTCCACGCCGGCTGTGCTACACCTTGGAAGCCGCCGCCTTTCGGCGGACTCGTGCCCGGCTTCTCGTTTATTCCCCAACGCCCGGCGGATTGTCGGTATCGACCTTACGCCGGGTGACGGGGTGAACGTGTTGGGTGACATTCACCTCCTGCCTGAAGTGCTGGAGGAAGAGGATCCTTTTGACATTGTCTATTCTGACGCGGTGCTGGAGCATCTGGAGTATCCCCGGGTGGCGGCGGTGGCGATCAACGCCGTGCTGCTGGAGGGGGGCTACACGTTCCACATCACGCATCAGGGGTTCCCTCTTCACGAGTTCCCGAAGGATTACTGGCGTTTTTCTACCGACGCACTGGAGAGCTTGTTTTCTCCGGCGGCCGGGTTCCGAACCGAGGCGGCCAGTTTTTCGAATCCGCAGCGGCAGGTGACCTGGGACGGGAAGGTCTGCCCCTGGACGAACCTGCCGGTGTTTGTTCACAGCATGATCCTGGCTCGAAAGACAGGAGACCCCGAGCCGCAACTCCAGGCGTATTTTGAATACGTCGGGGATCGGGTTCGGGCGGGCGATTCTTCCGGGGAGTAGTCTCGGCCGGGCCCGGCCCGGGGACGCTTAACAGCGGCCCTCGCCCCGGTGTGTGGGACGGGTGGGGCTGCTCTCCTATCCTTCGTCACTGTCCCGGTGCAGGTCCGGGACGGTGACGTTCAGGATAACTCCCTGGTGGTCCACTTTCTGCCGATCGGCATACTTTTCGGGGTTGCCGGCCTTAAGCTGCGTGATCAGCAGGTTGTCGGAGTACTCCGTCACGTAACCGACCAGCTCTTTTTGCTGGTAGACGGGCTTCTGCACGCCTTCGATGGCGCGTCGGTCTGCTTCGTCTTCCCGGACTTGCTGTTTGAGAACTTCCCCCACAGCCATGGCGCCCCGGTACATCAGCCACAGGATGTTGCTTTTGCGGAGGATGAAATTCATGAAACTCCAGGTTATTTCGTGTTCTCTTAAGAATTTGCGGGTTCGTCCGCCCGAAGCCAGCCATTCGCAGTAGTCCAGGCCCAGCTTGGCCCGTTCCTCATCCACGTTCTCCCGCTCGATCACGTCTTTGAACAGTTCGTCGCGGCGATCGAAGCATTCTATCGGGTCGGGGTACCCGTCTTCCTCCATCAGGACCATGGTGCGCTTGTCGTAGTGGTAGACGAACTTGTTGTCCTGGGTCCAGCGCATTTCGTCCCGGCGCCCGTCCTGGGCCGCGGAGAAGCGGTCCATGGGCCTGTTCCCGAGCTTGGTGGTGCCGTCGTGCTTGGACTTTCCGAGGGTTCGTTGTCCCGGTTTGGGTTCCCTTTTCACGTTCGGGGTGACGATTTCAGGTGTTACGACGTCCGAGACGTCTCCTTCCGGTAATGTGACAGCACTTTCTTTCTTGTCCATGCGGAGTCCTCCTGATTTCTTTTTACTTTACAACAACCCATTGGATTTGGCAAGCTGTAAGAACGATGGACAGCAACACCCAGAGAACTTTGCGGTATTTGCGGGGTCGGGGGTTTGTGGCTGAGGTTGTAGAGCGGTGGAATCCTTACTCCAAGACCCGGAAAGACCTGTTTAACGTGATTGACATTGTGGCCATGGGCTCTGGACATTTGTACGGGGTTCAGAGTTGTTCGGACTCCTCCCGGGCCGCGCACCGCGCCAAGCTTCTTCGGGAGGAGCGAGTTCGGGTTTGGCTCAATAGTGGAGGGCTTTTTCTACTGATCACCTGGGGGAAGCACAGGGGTCGGGAGAAGGGCCAGCGGAGGCTTCGCTGGCGGGAACATGTTGAGGACATAACTCTGGACATGATTGATGCGTTCGAAAAAACCGACAGCGCGGGAACTGCTTGAAATAGCCAAGAGTAAGACTCCGCGGTCCTCGCCGCAGAAGCACATCATCTGGTTTCCCATTCCGGGTATGCACCCGGAGGAGCTGGCCGGCGGGGCCGCTCCGACGGAAGGCCAGTCCGAGCTTCAGAGACGGATTGCCCGGGTGTCGAGGTTGAGTGAGAAGAAACGGGTTTGGGAGTATCGGAAGAACAGAGGAAGGGGGAGATCCAAGTGACGACTTTTCTGCACAGCGGCGATATGGGCGATATCGTGTACGCGCTGCCTACGATCCGGGAGCTGGGCGGGGGAGAGCTGTTGCTCGATACCTCGGGCGGGAATAGTAACCCGCACGTCCGGCGGCAGACCGACGTGGGCGGCCGCGACCGTCTCAAGTTCGATGAGGAGGCTTATAACTTTCTCGCTCCGCTCATCGAGGTGCAGCCATACATCGAGAGCGTCAGGAAGTGGGACGGGGGCAAGGTTGACTACGACCTTAACGAGTTTCGCGACTACCTTACCGATCCGGAAGTTAATCTCTGTTACGCTCACGCACGGGCCATGAAGGTGGATTTTGCCGCGCGCCGGCATTGGCTGGAGCTTCCAGGAGAGCCGGCCAAGAAGATTTACGACCTGGTTTGTGCCAGGTGTCTCCGGTACACGACGGCGTACAACTGGTGGGAAATGTTGGCGGCTTTCACGAAGAACCATTCTGTTGTTTTCCTGGGAACGGATCTTGAGTGGGAGGTCTTTCAGCATTTGTTTCCCGGCTGGCGCGTTGAGCGGGTCGTGGTCGACACGGCGCTCGAGCTGGCCATGACGATCGAGGCCGGGCATTCTTTCCTGGCTAACCAGACGTTGGCGATGGCGATTGCGGTCGGGCTGGGGGCGAACTTCACCATGGAGGTTTTCCCGGCCGCACCGAACTGTGTTTTTGAATGGGGGACGTACATTTGAGTTACCGGTCCGAAACGAGTGCGGTCAGGGATTTGCTCGAGCCCTACTGCGTAGGGGACGGGATTGATGTTGGTTTCGGCGGGGATCCGATAAAGCTTTCGGCTATCTGCCTGGACCTCCCCACCCCATACGCCAGCACGGGGAACCATCCTCAGCATCTGCACGGCCAGGCTTTCGACCTTCCGTTTCGCGACGACTCTCTTGGCTACGTTTATTCCAGCCATCTGATCGAGGACTTTGCTCTTTCTGACCAGCTTCGCCTGGTCGTGGAGTGGGGGCGGGTCGCCCGGCGGGTTGTCATCTGCGCCCCGGACGAGCAGAGGTATCGTGAGTTTTGCAGGGCTCACGGGGCGCCTCGCAACCAGGCGCATCATCTGGTGGATTTCTCATTGTCGTTTTTCAAAGACGAGGTTCTGTCGAATGTCGACGGGCTTATGCTTTCGGCGGAGTTTGAACGGATTGGTATCGGAGACTACAGCTGGGCGGTAGTCCTGGACAAGGAGGGTGCCTGATGTCCAAGCGAAATGAAATGTTGTCAAAACAGGAGAATGTGGTTTACAACCCCGAACCTACGGCGCGTCGGTTTCACGCATCCAAGGCTTTTGTCCGGGGGTTGCGGGGGCCGCTGGGGTCGGGCAAGACTTCGGCCTGTGTCATGGAGCTCTATACTCGGGCTTTGGAGCAGCAGCCCTTCAACGGGGTTCGGCGCTCCCGGTGGTGTTTGATCCGGGGGACGTACCCCGAGCTGCTCACCACGACTCTCAAGACTTTCGAGCACTGGGTTTCTCCGGTTGTTTGTCCGGTGACGATGTCGGTTCCTATCACCGGTCGGATGAACGTAGGACTTCCGGACGGGACTCGTGTCCAGAGCGAGTTCATATTCCTGGCCATGGATTCTGCGGACGCGGTGGACAAGCTGAAGAGTTTTGAACTCACGGGCGCGTTCATCAACGAGGCCAGCGAAATTGATGAAGAGATTTTGCAGATGCTTACCATGCGTATTGGTCGGTATCCGGATCCGGGATCCGGCGGTGCGACGTGGACCGGCGTGGTGATGGACACCAACCCTCCGAACGACCGGCACTGGTGGTATCGGCTGGCGGAGCTGGAGAAACCGAAGAACTATGAATTTTTTGCACAGCCTCCGGCTGTGATCAGGGCCAAGACCAAGCCGGGCGCCAAGGGTCTTGAGGCTGTTCCGGAGTATGTCGCCAACGACGGAACGCACGGGCTCCCGCCGGCGGAGAACATCGCTAACCTGAACGACGGATTTGATTACTACCTTCGCGCGGTTCCCGGTAAGGACGAGGAGTGGATCAAGGTCTTCATGATGGGGGAGTACGGTTCTGTGTTCCGCGGGAAGGCGGTGTACGGCGAGTACAACGACCAGCTTCACTGGGCCGGCAAGGAGCTTGAACCCTACCGCGGGATGCCGGTCGTCCTCGGGTTTGACTTCGGGCTGACTCCGTCCTGCGTGTTCGTCCAGGAATGGCCGGACGGCCGCCTGGTCGTTCTGGATGAGTTGATGGGGGAGGATATGGGGTTGGATCGTTTTGTTCGCGACCTGGTTCGACCCAAGCTGCTCAACAGGTTCGCTTCCATGCAGGCGCTGTGTGTCGGGGATCCTGCCGGCGGGGCCCGGTCGCAGACCGACGAAATGACCTGCTTTCAGATTCTGGCCAACCACGGGCTTCGCTGCGACCCGGCGCCGACCAACCAGTTCCCGCTTCGCCGGGACGCGGTGGCGTTTTACCTGTCTCGTTTGGCTGACGGTAAGGCTGGGTTTCAGCTTTCCAGCCATTGTCTCACCCTCCGTAAGGGTTTTCTGGGCGGCTACCAGTTCCGTAGGTTTTCCGTGTCGCTGGATCGGAAGCAGTACGCAGAGAACCCGGACAAAAATGAGTACTCCCACCCCCACGACGCTCTCCAGTACGCCTGCTTGCTGGTGCGGTCCAGCGATTTGCGTTCGGGGTCCAGTGGAGGCCTCAACCGGCCCAAGTATGAGCGTAAGCGAGCTCCCTCCCCGGCGGCTTGGACTTGATTCTCATTTTTGCTTGTGTTTTCTCAAATCTTATGGTACGTTACGAATGCTGGGTAAAGGCTGGGTAGTTTTATTAACTGTAGGAGGTCCGATGAAGAAGTTCCTGAAGTGGGTAGGTGCCGGTGTTGTGATTCTGTCTCTTTCCTGTATTGCTGCGTCAAAGGCTAAGCCGCCTCGTGCGCCGATTCCAGACGAGATCATCAAGGCGCGGCGAGAAGTTTTGACTATTGGAACCTTGAAGGTTGAAAACATCAAGGGTCTGGTGACGGACTCCACCGCAATCACCATAACCCCGGCGGTCACTGCTTCCGGCGGAGTTACGGCTCCCATTACCGGTAATGTGACCGGGTATACCATCGACACTGGGACCGCGCTGAACGTGACAAACGGCCAACCAGTGTCGCTGACGGGCGGCGTCATCCTGATCAACGGGATTGGCGGGGCCGATGACTCGACCAACACGATTACCGTATCAGGCACAGTCGGGACTGAAACGCGACTTATTGTTGCGGCTGCATCGACAAACCTGATCACCATTGCTGACAGTGGGACGGTGTATCTGAGTGGCGCATGGTTGGGCGACAACAATGACGTGATTGACCTGTATGTTCGCACGGCGACGACCAACGTGGTCGAAGTTGGCAGTGTGGACAACTAAGAATTTGTCTGATTGCGGAGGTGTCGTGGCCGAGCCTGACTATAAAGGCGGTATTCTTCGTGTAGCTTCTGCTTCGGAAGTTATGGCTGCCCAGGAGGCTTCTGATCGAGAAAAACTCGATCAGGAGTCTCCTGAGATTTTAGGGTTGGTGGCTTATCTGAAGCGGGTGTGGGAAACCAACAAGCAGCACAAGATCAGTTCCGGCATCCAGGATCAGCTCCTGGCCAACCAGCGCGCGCGGGATTCCGAGTACGATCCGGGAAAGCTGACGAAGATCCGTGAGCTTGGCGGCTCTGAGATCTACATGGGGCTTACGGCGGTCAAGTGTGGTCACGCGGAGAGCTGGTTGATAGATATCTTTTCCTCGTCAGAGCCGTCTTGGACGCTCCAGCCCACCCCCGTCCCTGATCCGTCCGGCCCGCTTCGTGACCGCGTGACGGTCGAAGTTCAAAAGCGCATCGCGGCCCAGATCTCCGCCGGCCAGGAAATGTCTCCTGACGATATCGCGAAGCTGTATGATCAGCTTCCTCCCATGGTGGAGGAAGTTCTCGAGGCCGAGGCGAAGCTTACGGCCCGAAAAATGAACCAGAAGATCACGGATCAGCTGGTTGAGGCCAGGTTCGAGGAGGTCTTCGGGGAATTCGTAGCCGACTTCGCGTCGTCCAAGGCTGGAATTATCAAGGGCCCCTTGTTCCGAAAGTGTAAGCGGCGGGACTGGGTCATTAGTGAAAAGACCGGAGACTATGTTGAGAAGGTGACCTCGGTTCTCAAGCCTTTCTGTTACCGGGTCAGCCCTCTTGATTTCTTCCCTTCTCCGGAGAGTTCTGATCCGATGATGGGGGACATGGTTGAGCGGCTCAAGTTGTATCGTCGTGACCTGGTGGATCTCAAACAGGAAAAAGGGTATGACGCCATGGCGATCAATTCTGTCCTGGAAGAATTCGCCATGAAGTCCGGATCCGACTCAGCGAACGATGGGACTGAGTCACAGCGCGCTGAGATTGAAGACCATCCGGATACTCCGGATCTGGCTTCCTACGATGCCGAGATCCCGGCCCTGGAATTCTGGGTCAGTGTGCAGGGTAAGATGTTGCGGGACTACGGGCTGGAGAAGGATTGGAAAGGTAAACCGCTTGAGGATCTGGACGAGTACGACATCAATGCGATTCTGGTGGACGACACCATCATCTATCTGGATTTTAATAAAGACGCGCTTCTCGACCGTCCGTACTCGATAGCCGGCTGGGATCCAGTGCCCGGATCTTTCTGGTATACGGGGGTTCCTGAGAAGATGGAAGATCTCCAGCAGGTATGCAACGCGGCCTGTAGATCTCTTGTTAATAACATGGCGTACGCTTCAGGCCCCCAGGCGGAAGTTGACCTGGACCGGCTTGTTGCCGGAACGGACCCGGAGAGCATCTTCCCGACGAAGGTCTGGCCGACGGAGAACAACCGCGGAGCTACGGCGCCGGCGGTTCGTTTCTTCCAGCCTGACTCCAACGCGCCGCAGCTTCTTCAAGTGTACGATCGGTTCGCCCAGCTGGCTGACGATTATACCGGCATCCCGGCGTATGCCTACGGAAATGACCGGGTTGCCGGAGCCGGTCGTACCTCGAGCGGACTTTCCATGCTCATGTCTTCCGCGTCCAAAGGGATCAAGCGCGCCATACTTCGTATCGACCAGAAGATTATCCGTCCGATCATTCTCAGGCTTTTTGACTACAACATGAAGCACGACAAGGATACGACCATCAAGGGCGATCTTCAGATTGTTACTTCCGGGGCCGTGGCGCTGATGGTCCGGGAGCAGATGAATGAGCGTCGTATGGGGCTTCTGAATTCCACGAATAATCCTGTCGACATGAAGTTGACAGGATTGGAGGGTCGTGCCACAATGCTGCGTGAGGCGGTAGCCTCTACGGAAGTAGACCCGAATCGCGTGGTTCGGTCTGTTGATAAGATCAAACAGATTGAGGAAGAGGACAGACAGGCAGAGCTGCAGGCGTCTCAGGCACAGACGGCGCAGCAACAGCAACTTCTCCAGATCCAGGTCCAGGAGGCCCAGGCCAAGCTTCAGACGGCTCAGGCCAAGGTGGAAGAGGCCCGGATTGATCAACAGATTCGTGCCGCGGAGCTTCAGCTGAAGAGGGAAGAGCTTCAGTTGAAGGCGATAAAAACCCGTGGAGAGCTCGCCAATAAGACCCAGCAGACGCGGGCTAAACTGCTTTCGGCTTCTTCGGAAGCCCTGACAAAAGGCGCGAATATGTTAACTGAATCGGCCATGACCGAGGGAGAAGAGAATGTTGAAGCCCAGCCAGGAATTGGCGGAAGCGCTGGCGAAGCTCCAGTCGGACCACCGGTTTGAGGTTCTGTTGGACTGGCTTGCTCAGCGGCTGGATCGTCAGCGTAAGGAGAATGATTCCCTTTACGACTACCAACTGGGTTGGGGTCAGGGTCGCGCCCAGGAACTTAACGATTTACTGAGTGTGGTGGCCAGGTCACCGGACTATGTAGCTAGATTTGCCCGTAATGAGCAAACGGACCACGCCGATGGCGAGAGGTCTGAAACATGAAGGCGCACAGGGTAATACCAGCGCAGAGGAAGGAAAAAAATGGCAACTCCTAAACAGGTATTGGACGCTGAAGCTGAGGCCGACCAGGGTATTGAAGAACTCGAGAACGAATTGAAGAACCAG